CTCCATCAGCAAAAGGGGATGATAAGTTTATCACCACCGACTATTTGCAACAGTGCCCCAATTTTCACCTCGTCTGGCGGATGCTGGTGAGGCGGTGTTCTGGCGGGCTGACAAAGCAGCGAATTACGGGGCGTTGGACGAACTGGCTCGGGGTTGTGTTGACCTTTCTAAAATCGAAAGCCACTGGGATGAGATGATGCGGGTTGCAGGTTCGCTGAAGCTGGGCACAATTCATGCGTCAGAACTCATTCGATCGCTATTGAGAAGTACCCGACCGTCAGGGCTTGCTCAGGCAATAATGGAGGTCGGAAGAGTTAACAAGACACTGTATCTTCTCAACTATATTGATGATGAGGACTATCGCCGCAGGATCCTAACACAGCTTAACCGGGGCGAAGGTCGCCATGCCGTGGCAAGAGCCATTTGCTACGGTCAGCGTGGTGAGATCAGAAAACGTTACCGCGAGGGGCAGGAAGATCAGTTGGGTGCGCTGGGTCTGGTGACAAACGCAGTGGTGCTGTGGAATACGCTTTATATGCAGGAAGCCTTGTCGCACCTGCGTAGCACTGGGGAAGGGCCAGAAGATGAACATATCGCGCGGCTTTCGCCTCTGATGCATGGTCATATCAACATGCTGGGACATTATACGTTCACACTACCGGAGGATATTATGAAGGGGGAATTGAGGCCGTTAAATCTCAATTTAAACAATGAATTACCTCCTTAGCGTGGTTTTTTACATCATTGGCCCTCAAACCCCTCTTACTTCAGCCGGTGCTGCATGCTGGTGGTGCCATCTACAAAGGGGCAATTGCTTTTTGTGACAACCCGGCGCGGTACGACCGGAGATATGGTGCAGAGACACCTCTTCAGATATTACTCCATGCATGTAGCAGGCAATGCAGGGGAGAGTGCCAAGAGCATTGGCGATGGTCCGTTCCTCCGCCGTCGGTGTTCGCCCCTTCAAGCCACGAGATTTTATTTTTACCGCACTTTTCCGCGTTTTGCTGGCTGGTGGGCGCTCTTTCTGTTTAGCGATACGGCGGTCGATAGAATCCCGCATTTTCTGATATTGCGATTCTCGCCAGGCGGGGTCAGCCAACTTTTCCCGTTGCCGATCGATCGCTCGTTCTCTGGCTGCCTTCTGCCACTCGCGGCGCTGTTCAAGTTTTTGTTCGATTGTTTTCATATGGCAAAAAAAAGGCGGCCTAATGGCCGCCAATGATGTCAAGGAGTGAAGTAATGGCAACGTCTTCGTAGTTGACAAAAACTGCGGCTCAATTATAGCAATCAATTAGAGCAATTAAAGTTATTTGTTTATCGCGAATCACATTTTTTCACTTCAGTACCTGTGTACTATACTCCTTCTTGATTGATTGAATGCGGAATACAAACCCGCTCTTTTGTGCAGCCTGGCTCCTTGCCAGGCTTTTTTTATTTCAGCATGGAAGCTGTTAACGCTTTGGACCTTGCTGAACTGATTGAAAGGGCTTTGTCAACGTGCCCCAAAAATTCGCCAAACTCGGCCATCACTTTGGCAAAACCGCGCCGTGCTTCTTTCTCGGTGGCATTCATCACGAAATGTTCAGCACTACGCATACTTTTGACAGGGAACGCAACGGATATTGAGTCAATATCAGGCATTCTATCGCTCAGCTTTACAGTGACAATGACGGCTGGCGACTGAATATTAGTGCTTACAGACAGCACTACATATTTTCCGTCGATGTTGAAATCCTTTCTCACATGTCACCATAAATACCAAAGAATTAGAGCAATCATTTGCGCGCTAATGGCTAATAGCCATCTTCCAGCAGGCGCACCATTGCCCCTGTTTCACTATCCAGGTTACGGATATAGTTCATGACAATATTTACGTTGGTCCAGCCACCAGCTTGCATGATCTCCGGTATTGAAACTCCGGCGCGGGCCATATCTCGCGCGGCTCCGACACGGGCACTGTGTCCAGACCAGGCCAGGTACCTCTGGCCAGAGTCATCCTTAGCCCCGAAAATCAATCGGTGAGTTGCTTCAAAAATCCCTTCCAGGGCGCGAGTTGATAGCTGGCTGGTGGCAGATGGCGCGGCAACACCATTTTTTCTGACACGGCAAAACAAGTAGTTATTCGGATCATCAGCCACACCAGAGACAGAAATCCATCGCTCAACCAGTTTAGTTACCCCCAGACTAAGTGCCTTCTCTACACCAGCGGTGCTAACCAGCGTTTTCGTTCTGCCAATATGGATTAACATTCTCCCACCGTCAGTACGTGAGATATCTTTAACTCTGATCCTAGAAATTTCGGCTATACGTAACAGGGTGTTATAAGCAATCCCCAGAAATGCCAGATTACGTATATCCTGGCAGCGATCGCTATTTTCCATGAGTGAACGAACCTGGTCGAAATCAGTGCGTTCGAACGCCAGCGCCTGTTTTGCACGCTCACCGGCATCAACGTTTTCTTTTCGGATCCGTCGCATGACGAGTGAAACAGCATTGCTGTCACTTGGTCGTTGCAGCCCGGACCGACGATGAAGCATATTTAGCTGGCCCAAATGTTGCTGGATAGTTTTCACTGCCAGACCGCGCGCCTGAAGATATAGAAGATAATCGCGAACATCTTCAGGTTCTGCGGGAAACCATTTCCGGTTATTCAACTTGCACCATGCCGCCCATGACCGGCAAACGGACAGAAGCATTTTCCAGGTATGCTCAGAAAACGCCTGGCGATCCCTGAACATATCCATCAGGTTCTTGCGAACCTCATCACTCGTTGCATCGACCGGCAATGCAGGCAAATTTTGGTGTACGGTCAGTAAATTGGACATTTGACACTCAGATAATGGTTTTAAGTAAAGTGTACAGGATCGGCTCTGCCTTTACCTGTTTATGGTTCTCGTCATAGAAACGCCAACGACCGCGACTGCGTTCTATCTTTTCTTCACCGCGCGATAATGACAGTTGACAACTATCACGATCAAACCCTTTTGCCCGCCAGTAACCACGATTTTTCTCAAGCTCAAGATGAGTGGACACTTTAGCAGCTGAATATCCCATTTTTCACCTCTGATTGATTGGTGGTGCTAAGTGCGCTACGCGAAATCTGGAGCACAAACACTGCCAACATTTCGCAGATTTTACGTAGCGCAACCTTGATCAAATGATCAAGTGATCACTATTTGACCTGATAAGGTATTGAACTGTATGGATTTACAGGTAAATTGATCATGTTCAATAACCCTTAAGATAACTTCGTATAATGTATGCTATACGAAGTTATTAGGTCTGAAGAGGAGTTTACGTCCAGCTGCGCATAAAAATCAAGAATTATTAGAGCAATAAATTTTGAGAGAAAAATCCCACTCCACCAGCCAAAAACTGGATTGTTTTTCATAGTTGTTTGACAATTGCTCTAATAAATTATAGTTTTGCCGCCGTTTCGTAATACAACTTTGGATTCACTATTTAATGTGTCTTCAGCGTTGTAGAGCGGCTCAGAAGGAAATGAGCAAACAGGGAAACCTTATACAACGGCATTACAGCTATGCATTGCTCATCTTACACACAGCGCAATGTTGTAGGATTACCCCAGCATGGATCATGGGTGAAACAGTAGGTCAGAGCTTCAGGCTCTGTGTTGTCAATACAGTGAGGCATAATTATGGCTTTCATTCCACCAACCATCGACGACGTTAGACATTGCTCTAACGCTTTATCTGTAGACCCCGCCGAAACCGACGCTGCCCGCGCCATTGCTGAACACTACTCAAAGATATCCAATCAGGAGTACCGCATCACCCAAGACGACCTGGATGATCTCACTGACACAATCGAATATCTCATGGCCACTAACCAGCCAGACTCACAATAAATGCACTAATAAATCTATTATTTTCGTTGGATCCTTCTATAATGGTGGCCAACAACTCCCAGTGTAATCCGCTGTGAGTTGTTGGCCATGTCAATTCTGGAGGAGGATCAATGATAAATTATGTCTACGGCGAACAACTGTACCAGGAGTTCGTCAGCTTCAGGGATCTCTTTCTAAAAAAAGCTGTTGCACGCGCCCAACACGTTGATGCCGCCAGCGACGGTCGTCCTGTTCGCCCGGTTGTCGTTCTGCCGTTCAAAGAAACGGACAGCATTCAGGCTGAAATTGATAAATGGACTTTAATGGCGCGGGAACTGGAACAGTACCCAGACCTCAATATCCCAAAGACTATTTTATATCCAGTGCCTAACATCCTTCGCGGTGTGCGTAAGGTTACAACTTATCAGACAGAAGCTGTGAACAGCGTCAACATGACCGCTGGCCGCATTATTCATCTGATTGATAAGGACATTCGCATCCAGAAAAGCGCGGGGATCAATGAGCACAGTGCGAAATACATAGAGAACCTGGAAGCAACAAAAGAGCTAATGAAGCAGTACCCGGAGGATGAAAAATTCCGTATGCGTGTACACGGCTTTAGCGAAACAATGTTGCGCGTCCATTACATTTCCAGTAGCCCTAACTACAATGATGGTAAATCAGTTAGTTACCATGTGCCGCTGTGTGGTGTGTTTATCTGCGATGAAACTCTCCGTGATGGAATCATCATCAACGGTGAATTCGAGAAAGCAAAATTTAGCCTTTATGACTCTATAGAACCGATCATCTGCGACCGCTGGCCGCAGGCAAAAATATATCGCCTGGCAGATATTGAAAATGTAAAAAAACAAATTGCCATCACTCGCGAAGAGAAAAAGGTCAAATCAGCCGCATCAGTTACGCGCAGCCGTAAAACTAAGAAGGGGCAGCCAGTAAACAGCAACCCCGAAAGCGCGCAATAGTTTTCCATCCGGCATGGTCAAATTGTTATTCATTAAGCCATGCCAGAGCTTCATCAACCTGCGCTTCGTCTTCGACGCTAAGCACTTCATCTTGGGGAACATAGTTCGCCAACATAGCGAAACAATATGTATCCCAATGGTCCGGTGAGTGCAGGTTGAGTTTTTTCTTCATATCTTCCTTTGACATCACCTTCCATTGACCTGCGGAATTTATCCCTACCGGTATCTTTGATGCTTCCTCTATAGTCGCAGCCCCCTTATCAAGCCGCATACGCCCTGATTTTACAGCTTCTGCCGCCTGAATATTCGCGAAAGCGCGCATATCGAAATAAAGGCTTTTATCTTCACGGCTGTGCATCTTTTTACCCCAGCGGATACGCTGGACGGTAATGCCATAGCGTTCGTACATTAGATCAGCCGTCGATTTCCCCAAGCCATCGCCATCAATAGCTATGGTTATGTTCGGGAACCGTTCTGGGTTACATTCTGCGAAAATCTTGGCGGCTAACTGCGTTTCTGTAACGTCTGTGTATTCCAGCATACGATAGTTGATTACACGGCGTTTATTTCGCTGGCCGGACACCATCATGATATTAATAACGGACTTATCTCGTCCTGTGCCACCAGCAACGTCAACACATGCAACCCAGCCCCATCCTTTGGCAATCTTGACCTTTCGCCGCGTCGCCCGCTCAACCTCATCACGACCAAGAAGAAAGCCATCTTGAGATTTGGGAAATTCACCACGTACTTTGATCATGTACATGGGGTTATCACGACCGCCATACTCCGCAAGTTTTGCTCGTATAAATTTTGCATCTACAAGCGGAGATTCTTCACTATTCAGTATTATCGCAGTAAACAATCCATCAGGATTTCCCGGGCGAATAGCTAGTCTGTGGTGTGAATCGTAGAAATAGCCTGAAGGTCGCGTAGGCTGGGAAAGAAGCAGAATACGGTTATCCTTACCGGTCAGCGCACCTGTTATCACACTGAATGCTTTATCACTCACACCCGACGCTTCGTCGATGATATACAAGAGATGATCGGCGTGTTCACCAGCCAACGCCTCCTCATTTCCGGGGCGACAGGACTTTATCAATATTGTCCAAACACCCTTGCCAGTCACCTCAAAAAAAGACGTTTCTGTAAGAATGAAATACTTCGACAACCACGGGAATCTGCTAACAGCAGTAGCCCAATTGCTCTTTATGTATTTGAAAATACCATCAAGGACTTGCTGTCTTTTGTTAGCGACCAGAATGACGCGAGCGCCGGGGAAAAACATGATGAAGAGTATTGCAATGATACTCGTCATATCCGATTTACCAGTACCATGGCCGGAGGTCACACTTGTCCAACTGCCGTCCTGCTGCGTGGACTCAATGATCTCATCCTGCTGCCAGGTTGGTGTCTTCCCAAACAACACATCAGCGGCCGCAATCCAGTCATAACGATATAGCGCCACAAGCTCGCGCCAACGTGGGTCCGTTACGCAACTTCTGGCCATTAATCATCATCCCCGTACAGTTTGCGGGTAACTTCTTCGTCTTCCTCCTCGTCTTCGTCCAGATCCTGTTCAAGCCATGCTTCGTTTGATATGCCTTCCGCATCGACATCACCATAACCACCTGTATCGACGATATCGGCAATTTCTTCTCTACGATGCTCAATCCACAATGCCGCATCAGCGCGGCGGCTGGCGGCCCGTTCTCGCGCGATTTTATCCAGATCTTCAAGTGATGGAGCGCCAGATGCTGTTTGGTTTTCCTCATCATCGGTATTGGTCTTAGGAGCACGCAGATCGGCTTTGATTTGCTCCAGCATCAGGGGCGGCACTTTTCCTCCATGCGCCTCGATGAATTCAGCCGCTTCCAGCACTGACCAGTTATTTTCACGCTTTCGTTCGTATGCCAGCTTAACAATGCCAGCTTGCCCCATAGACAAAGCGTGCTTTTCCGCCTCCCGGCTTTCTTTTCGATAGTTATTCCGGATGCTGTAAATGGTGTTGATCAGGCTGCTTATCTGCGCGGAACAGCTGTTTAGCATGCTCGCGATACGGTATTCAGGCGGAGTACCTTCATCATCGTCTTTTTGCTGATCGCGCATTTCCTGCACCAGGCGAATACACGTATCCCTGGCGTTCTCCAGCATAAGGAGATGAGAAAGAGACTTTTCCAGAAGAGTGGTTTCCAGAACATCGGCCCCGGACCGACGCAACATAGCGCGCGCGGCCTTCCGCGCTTCAACGTTATCTATCAGGTAATCGCCAGCTTCGAATTCAAAGCGTTCACCATCATCATCCAGGGTGTCGCGTTCCAGGCGATCACGTAAGGTCCGGTGGGCGCGGGTGATCACGTCATGATCATCTGAACGATCATTTATGCGCTTATTTTGGCGCTTCGCATTATCGACTGCGGCACTGACAACGGCATTAACTCTTTGTTTTTCATCCATTTCAGCCACAACGTGATCACCTGCACGTTGATCATTAGCGTGATCAATGATCATGCTTTTTAGTGGTTTCCTGACAGGCTTATTTGGCTTACGGCTGTCCGCTGTTCCGGTGTCTTCTTTGAATGCACGGAGATAACGACGTGCGGTGTTTGGGTTGAGATTAAACTCGGCGGCATATTGTGCGATGGTGTAACCACCATCTCGCGCCAGGCGAGCAAAATTCTTCTTGTGATCGTCCCAGGTCACTTATGCTTCCTTTCGTATAAAACTCTTTTTGACGCGAGGGTAACGAAAGTCACATGTCAAAAGGCCCGGAACGGGCAAGCAATCAATCAGATACGTGCGGATGTGGCATTACCGTAATGACGGTGCTGACGGACCACCTTATTGAAAAATTGACGCGCCATTACCCAAGGCTGGTGCTCCCGGCGTTCCTTTTCGTCCTGCGTCATATAGAGTTCGTTCTGGAGTTTTTCATCAAACCGGCGCGGAGCGCGACTGCGGCGAAAGAATTCAGGATTCAGAGAGTGGATCTGAAATCTACGTGGGCGTGTACTGTCATCAATCAAAACAGACGAATACTTAGACACAGCGATAGCCTTTAAGCGCAGATAAACATCGCGCTTATCGACATCCAGATGCGGGTATTCCTTTTCAAGAATTGCTGCGAGTTCTTTCGCTGATAGAAGAGATTTAGTGCGGATCATGTAATCCGCAATCTCGTACGATGTTATTCGTGAGTGATTTATTTCCATGAAGTGGCGTCCCTGCCAGTTAAGTAACATCCTGTCACCTACTGATTAGCCCATGTCAACTAATCAACGTCGAATATAATACCCTCGATTAAAGAAATAGCAATACATTAGAGCAATTTTATCTAACACTCGACGAATGACTTGTGATAGCGCCAACTCCAAGCGCGTAATCAAAGAACAATCGTTGATGCATCGCCAGCCTACCGTGCGTCTTCTCCCAATTATCGCGGTCACGCTCAATATCACGCTGGCATGACTGGCACAGAGGAATAGCATAAATGTCATGCGCGCATAATCGACTATGACGAACTATATAAGGCGTAATGTGAGCGCCAGCTCCCGCAGCTCCACAGCCACAGCATGGACGGGAAGCCACAAAGTCCATGTACTCGGGCAATTTTAGCGATTGAAGTTTTGGTATTTTGAAATGCGCCATACCTGGGTCGGAGTCAACATCCACAGGGCATACTTTTGCACGCATCGGCGCGGCGCGTTCTTCCATCATCTGAACATATGCTGTAGCGCGATCGTCATACGGGCGAATATCCGCCTCTTTCAGAGGTCCGCTATCCTGCGGAATAGCCTTCATCTTATTTATTGATATGCGGCAGACTTCTTCCGGCATCAGGTGCATCATGTTGCGCATGAAAGCCCACCAGCACAGCTCCTGAATACTTAAATCATGGCTATTTGAAAGGCCCATTTCCTGACGGGCGACATCCAGTATCCAGTTAACGCGATTATTGTGCAGCGTTTCTTTCAGCTCATTAAAACCACGCATCCGATAATGGTGATCGTGATGCCAGCACAACAACACCGCGCTATTGTCTCGTTCAGCGTGGACAATATGGTTGTCACACCAACTACGATCTGCGGCCTGGCATTGCCCCTCTTTCCTGCGCAACCACGCCACCAGCGCGTCAATTCCACCAATACGGCGAAACAGTTCATCGCTGTTAAAAAACGGCTGCAACGCCTCATTTGTTGCCATGGTTTGCTCGGTAACAACGAGGCCGTCTTCCATGTGCTCGATTAACTCACGCGGCACCGGCTCCATAATAAATTTACGGCCAGCCTCCACCAGCTTTCTGACCTCCTGATCCACTTTGAACGTGGCGAGGCCAAGCTCTTTCTGTACAAAGGGAGTAATTACGGCTTTCACATCACACCTTTAATCACTGATTGGGCTTTATCTGCTGCCCGGCATTCTCTGTTTAAGCACAACCATTTCCTGACGGCATAACACAGCAATAGCAGTCCTGGCTCCAATTTGCTTACCAACCAGGTATTGCTTTACCTCGCGGCGACTCACGCCATCAAGAAGCATCTTTAACGCTTCACGGGACAATTTGTTGTATTTGCGTGCCATTAATCTACTCCGCAGAACCATACAATCTACGTAACGTGTCGGCGACAGAAGATACAGATATCTCGCCAGTCGCAGCGCCTACAGTAAGGTCTGCCAGTTCAGGTGAATCAAATACCTGCACCCCGTTACGGCGTAGAAATAGCAGCGCGCTGTTTAGCGCGGTACGCTTATTGGCATCATTGAATATATGCCCTCTCGCTGTAGCCACCAGGTAGGTGGCGGAGACTTCGAAAAGGTCGGTGATCTCTTCGTAGGCAACTCTGGCCTGAACTCTCCCGATAATGGCCTCTGCCCTACCCGGATCTGACATTCCCGGCAGGCCGCCGTAGCGGCTTATATTCGCATCATGAAGCGCAATAAGTTCTTCCGGTGATATATGCCTCATTATCGGTTAACCAGTTCCTTGTTGGTGGAGTCCAGGGTGTCAAACAGGGATGCAAATTCAGCATCCAGCGCCGCTTTTTTGTAGGCTTCGAAAGTAGCCTTGCTGACAATTACTGCTGGCTCACGACCTCTGCGGGTGATTTCAACCTCTTCCCCGGCTTCAACATTGTTGAGCACTTCAGAAAGGTTGCCGCGCGCGGTACGGAAGTTAATGGATTGCATAAACACCTCGTGTACTCGTTATGTGTACACAATTATAAACTTCACAGGCATAAAGCACCAGCACTTTGCGGCTTAACAAACCTCTAGGCAGGTCATTCGTAGCCTAATGTCCGAACTGCTAAAGCATCCAAGTTGCTGTAGAATCACCGCCAATTACATAAGCCTGAAATAAGTGGATGAAAATGACAAGTATTCAACAACGTGCAGAGCTTCATCGTCAAATCTGGCAAATTGCTAACGATGTCAGGGGTTCGGTCGATGGATGGGATTTTAAGCAATACGTTCTGGGCGCACTTTTCTACCGTTTTATCAGCGAAAATTTTTCCAGTTATATTGAAGCCGGTGATGACAGTATCTGTTATGCGAAACTGGATGACAGCGTAATTACTGATGACATTAAAGACGATGCCATCAAAACTAAAGGCTACTTCATCTACCCCAGTCAGCTTTTCTGCAACGTAGCTGCGAAAGCAAATACCAATGACAGACTGAACGCAGATTTAAACAGCATCTTCGTTGCTATCGAAAGTTCTGCTTACGGCTACCCTTCAGAAGCAGACATCAAAGGTTTGTTTGCTGATTTCGATACCACCAGTAACCGCCTGGGTAACACCGTTAAAGATAAAAATGCCCGCCTGGCTGCGGTTCTGAAAGGGGTTGAAGGGTTAAAACTTGGTGACTTCAACGAACATCAGATTGACCTGTTCGGTGATGCCTATGAGTTCCTGATTTCTAACTATGCGGCAAATGCCGGTAAGTCAGGCGGTGAGTTCTTTACACCGCAGCACGTCTCCAAGCTGATTGCACAACTGGCTATGCACGGGCAGACCAACGTTAACAAAATCTACGACCCGGCAGCGGGTTCCGGCTCACTGTTGTTGCAGGCTAAAAAGCAGTTTGATAACCATATCATCGAAGAAGGCTTTTTTGGTCAGGAAATCAACCATACAACCTATAACCTGGCACGTATGAACATGTTTTTGCACAACATCAACTACGACAAGTTTGATATCAAGCTGGGTAATACACTGACTGAGCCACACTTCAGAGATGAAAAACCGTTTGATGCCATCGTTTCTAACCCGCCGTATTCGGTGAAATGGATTGGCAGCGATGACCCGACGCTGATTAACGATGAACGTTTTGCCCCGGCTGGCGTCCTGGCCCCCAAATCCAAAGCTGACTTTGCGTTTGTACTACATGCGCTGAACTATCTTTCGGCCAAAGGTCGTGCTGCGATTGTCTGCTTCCCGGGTATTTTTTACCGTGG